GGGCTGCGACTTGCGATTTCTCCCGGTTTTTCCGATTTCACAGGATCTCTTGACCCTTGAGACGCTGTCTGGCCATCACTGGATCTGGGAAGCGATGTCAGCTGCGTGCCAAGGCCGACGGCTTTTGCCACATCGAATCGCACAACCGCAAGTCGATGGGCGTCGAAGTCTCGCCCGATGGATTATGCACTCAGGCCGCGCTTGCCCGCTGGCTCGGAGTCAGCGAGCAGCGCGTCAGCCAGTATGTGCATGAAGGGATTATTCAGCGTACCGAAGACGGCATTGATCCGGTCCAGGCGCTGCACGACCTGGAGACCTTCGGCGACTCGTCGAAGCCGAATACGCGGCGAAGCGCCTACGATGATGACGATGATGTCGCCGAGCTCGGCAGCCTGGACCTGAAGACGCGCAAGCTCCTGGCCGAAGTCGAGTACAAACGAGAGCGAGCTCGCAACGAGCGCCTCAAGGCGGACGAGCAGGAAGGCAAGCTTGTGCCGCTGTCCAAAGTCGAGCTGCTCTTTGCCGAGATCGCACAAATCACCCAAAGCCAGGTGATGTCCATCTCAGCGAGAGTCCGCGCCCAGGTCGCCGGATGTGCCGGTGACGAAGACGAGGTCGGCCGCATCCTCGATGCAGAATGCAGGCAGGCGCTAAGCGAGGTCGCCCAGGGTGTCGATGCGCTTCCTGACGAATGGTAGATCTATCGTCTATTAAAGAGGCGTACAAAAAAAACGCCCAGCCGCCCCCGGCGCTCACCGTAGCCGAATGGGCCGACGAGCATCGGATGCTCTCAGCCGAATCATCGGCTGAGCCCGGCCCCTGGCGTACCGAGCGCACCCCGTATCTCAAAGAAATCATGGAGGTGCTCTCGCTGGACCATCCAGTGACGACCGTCGACTTGCAGAAGGGCAGCCAACTAGGCGGCACCGAGGTCGGCAACAACCTGGCCGGCTACGTGATGGGGCACAACCCGTGCCCGATGTTGATGGTCGAGCCCAAAGAAGGGCTGATGAAAAAGGTCTCGAAGCAGCGGCTGACGCCGATGATTCGAGCGTCCGGACAACTTCGCGGTCGCGTCTACAAGGACAACGTCGAAGAGAAGCATTTCCCGGGAGGCATGCTGCTGCTGACCACGGCCCGCTCAGCGAGCGGGCTCCGGTCGATGCCCATCCGGGTCGTCTTCCTCGACGAGGTCGACGCCTATCCGCACGATGTCCAGGGCGAGGGCGACCCGCTGGCTTTGGCTGAACGGCGGACTGCGACCTACGGGACGCGCAAGAAGATCTTCCGATGCTCGACGCCGACCATCAAAGGCGAGTCACGCATTGAGGCTGGCTTCGAAGCTGGCGACCAGCGGCGCTATTTCGTGCCGTGCCCCCACTGCCAGCATATGCAGTGGATCACCTGGGAGCATATCCAGTGGGAAGAAGGCAGACCCGAGACCGCGCACTTTGAGTGCGAGGCCTGCGGTGAGGCTGCGTGGGATCGGCACAAGACGAAGATGCTTGCCGATGGTCAGTGGCGGCCGACGAACCCGGACGCCGATCCGCGCCACCGAAGCTATCATCTGTCGTCTCTGTATTCGCCGGTCGGCTGGTATTCCTGGTCGGACGCCGCCCGCGATTGGCTCGCCGCTCAGGGCGACCCGGAAAAACTAAAGACTTTCATCAACACCGTGCTCGGCCGCACGTGGGAAGTCCGCGGCGAGGCGCCGAAGTGGACGATTATCTACGAGCGCCGCGAGAGCTATCAGCCCGGCGTCGTACCCGAACAGGCGTTGCTGCTGACCGCCGGTGTCGATGTCCAGGACGACCGACTGGAAGCCCAGCTCGTCGGCTGGGGTCCCGGCCTGGAGGGATGGTCGGTCGACTACAAAATATTCGAGGGCGACCCATATGCTAGCAGCGTCTGGCACGATCTCGCCGAGCTGGTGACGCATCGCTGGCGGCATGAATCCGGAGGCTGGGTTGAGCTAGCAAGTATGGCCATCGATTCGGGGTATGCCACCGAGGAGGTCTACAAGTGGGCGTCGACGCAGCCAGCCGACAAGGTTCTCGTCATCAAAGGTGACGACAATGCGCAGTCAATCTTGGCGAGGCATTCGTCAGTCAAGAATTACCCGCTACGGCTATGGTCCATCGGCGTGTCGGCGGCCAAATCGCAGTTGTATGGCTGGCTTCGGCAGGTCCCAGATTACGAGGCCGACGACCCGGCCGAGATGTACCCGCCGGGCTATCAGCACTTCCCCGAGTACGGCGAAGAATTTTTCAAGCAGATCACCGCCGAGGAGCGCATCTCGAGAGTGGTACGCGGCTACAAACGATGGCAGTGGCAAAAGATCCGAAAGCGCAACGAGGCGCTCGATACCTGGGTCTATGCCCGCGCTGCGGCTTCGGCACCCCCTGTAGGTATCGAGCGATTCACCGAGGATACCTGGGCTCGACTTCGGGCCCGCATCGAAGATTCGAAAACTAACCGTCGGCCCGCCCGCCAGCGCTCTGGTGGAGGCCGCGATCGCCGAGAGTCGAGCTATCTGTAATGGCCTGGACGCAAGACGAAATCGACGCGCTCGAGGACGCGCTGAAGTCCGGAGCATTGCGCGTCGAGATAGGCGGAAAGGTGCTCCATTATCGGTCCGTCGACGAGATCGAGCGAACCCTTCAGCGGGCCCGCGAGTCGGCGGGGACGACGAAGCCAAGCGATAGTCGACGGTACGCCGTATATTCGAAGGGCCTCGATTGAGTCTCATCGACTCGGCAATCAGGGGAGCAAAAAAAGCCGCGCTCAGGACGATACGCCGCGCCGCAAAGAGCGTGCTCGGAGACTACGACGCGGCCTCCCGTGGGCGCAGAACAGACGGCTGGACCTCGCCGGATAGCGCCGGCCCGAATTCGGAGATCTACGGCCAGCTCAGCTTGATCCGCGCGCGGTCCAGGGACCTCGTGCGAAATAACGCCTACGCCTCACATGCGAAGAGCGTCATCGGCGCCGATACAGTGGGAAGCGGCATTCGGCCGAGCTCGCCCAACAGCGATCTCGAGGAGGCCGTCCTCGCCTGGGCGACCTCCAAGGAATGTGATGACGACGAAAAGACGAATCTCTGGGGCCTGCAGCGCATGATCATGGGCGCCATCGCTCAAGACGGTGAAGCGCTGGTGATCCGACGCCGACGCCGATTGAGCTCCGGGCTGGATATCCCGATGCAGCTCCAGGTGCTCGAGGCCGACTACATAGCTGACGATCTGCTCGCCGACGAAAAGCTCGACAATGGCAATAGAATCGTGCAGGGCATCGAGTATTCGAGGTTCGGCCGGGTCGTCGCCTACCACCTCTATAAGCAGCATCCCGGCGACTCCTACGAGTATTGGAGCGCCCAGGATACCCGCCGCGTGCCCGCTTTCGACGTCGCGCACGTCTACTGGCTGGACAGGCCAGGTCAGGTACGCGGAGTCCCCTGGTATGCGCCGGTAGTCATCGACATGCGCGATTTCGATGACTATCAGGATGCCCAGCTGCTCCGGCAGAAGGTAGCCGCCTGTTTTACCGCGTTCGTCCGATCTCCGCCGAGTGATTTTTCGCTGAGCGATTCCAAGACCGACGACGCGGGCCGGCCGCTGGGAGAGAAGGTCGAGCCCGGTATGATTGAGATTCTACAGCCCGGCGAAGAGGTCACATTCGGCACGCCGCCGCAGCTGCAGGGCGAGGCCGAGTTTGCCTCGGTGAGCCTGCATCGCATCGCAGCTGGCCTGGATATCTCCTATGAGGCGCTGACGAGCGACTACTCCAAAGTCAATTTTTCGTCGGCCCGTATGGGGTGGTTGCAGTATCAGCGCCAGATAAAAGGTTGGCGGCACACGATGCTCGAGCCGATGCTACTGTCCACTGTCGGCCAATGGCTCATCGAGACCGCGACCGTGATGGGTCTCGCCTCGCCCGACGACAAAATCGGGTGGACCTATCCGGGCCGGCAGATGATCGATCCGGCCAAGGAGACCAAAGCGCTGGCCGAGCAGGTACGAGACGGATTCAAGCCGTGGCAGGACGCCGTGCGCGAGCTCGGCGAGGACCCAGAAGAAGTCATTCGAAAATATCAGGAAGACAACGAGCGCTTCGACGCGGCCGGGCTGATCTTCGACCTGGACCCGAGACGGCAAAATTCCAACGGCACTCCTCGAGGAAGCAGCAATGGGCAAAATCAGAATTGACGATACCATTGATGGATTGTGGTCCCGCGTTCGTTCCTCGGACGTGGTCCACAAGATCGACAGTACGCCCGAAGGCGACAAGATCGCCGCCCACATCAACTCGCCTGGCGGAGATGTCTTCGGTGCGGTCCAGATCTACAACGCGCTCAAACAGCATGACTGGCCCGTCCACGTTATCGTCGATGCCCTGGCAGCGTCGGCTGCCTCCATTGTCGCGATGGCAGGTGACCGCATCACCATGTCCAGCGGTGCCATGATGATGATCCACAATCCGTGGACCATCACCGCCGGCGACGCCTCGCAGCATCGGGATAGCGCCGCGATGCTCGACGCGGTGCGCGCGTCGATGATCGATGTCTATGAGCAGCGCACCGGTCGAAGTCGAGCCGAGCTGCGCACGATGCTCGACGAGACGACCTGGATGGGAGCCCAGGATGCCGTCGACGAGGGATTCGCCGATGATACGGCCGCCGCTTCAGGACCCGATACGGCCGCCGCGATGCTGCTCGGCGCCGACTTCACCGGTCAGCCGGCCGCCAAGAGCGACGATTTTTCCACCATCAAGCCCGACAATTTCCCCGCAGGGCTGCGGGATCGAGTGGCCGCCTGCGCGCAATCTCGCGTCGCGACGGTCGTAGCCAGTACCCACCCCAAAGGTGACAAGATGCCCAGGAAAAAGAAGGAGTCTCACAAGCAGGCTTCCGACGACTCGCAGCCCACCGAGGCCGCGATCGACCAGGAAGCCCTCGACCAGGCCCGCGCCGAGGCCCGCGAGCAAGCCCGTGCCGAGGAGCGTCAGCGCTACGCCGACATCCGCAAGGCCTGCCAGGCAGCAAGGTTCGGCGACGACGTCGTCGACGAATACGTGGCCGGGGACATGAGCATCGACGCCATTCGCGCCGACGTTCTCGAGCGGCTCGCCAAAAAAGACGAGGAGGGCCACATCAGCGGGGTCAACCCGGGCGCCTCGATCTCTGTCGGCATCGGCGAGGTCGACAAGTTCAACGACGCCGCCATGAATAATATCATGGCGCGCATCGGCGAGGAGGATCGTGATCCTCAAAACCACCTGTCGAGCTATTCGCTCGTCGAGCTGTGCCGCGCTTCGGCGAGAATGCACGGCATCGACGTCGTCGGCCTGGGCCGAAAGCAGATGGTCGGCAAGGTCCTCGCCTCCGCCGGACGTACGACCAGCTCGGACTTCCCTCATTTGCTCAAAGATGCCGCCCATAAGCAGATGCTCAAAGGCTACTCGGAGAACAACGAGACCTTTCCGAACTGGACTCGGAAGGCGAATCTGAGCGACTTCAAGATCGTCAACCTGGTCAACCTGAATCTCTTCGATGAGCTGCTGGAGGTGCCCGAAGGGGGCAAATACCAGAAGGGTCAGATCGGCGACAGCGGGGAGACGGTGCAGCTGGCGGAGTATGGCCGTACCTTCACGCTGAGCCGTCGCGCCATCATCAATGACGACCTGAATGCGTTGACGATGGTGCCCCGCCGCATGGGAGAGGCCGCCGCACGCACGCTGGGGACGCTCGCCGCGCATGTCCTGATCGACAACCCGAAGATGGCGGACGGCAACAACCTCTTCAGCGCCCAGCACAGCAATTCCGACACGGGAAGCGCGCTGGGCATCGACACCATCCAGGCTGGCTTCGATGCGATGGCCGAGCAGACCGACCCCGACGGGAAGACGAAAAATGGCTTGAATATCGAGCCGAGCATCATGCTGGTGCCCACCGCGCTTCGGTGGACGGCCCAGGAGTTGATGCAGGCCAAGAACGTTCCCGACACTACCGACAAGCCCAACACCGTCCGCGGGCTGCTCGACATCTATGTCGACGGCCGACTGCAGACCGACGACCCGGCACGCTGGTATATGCTGGCCGACCCTAACCGCTACGACACCATCGTGGCGGGCTACCTCAACGGCAACTCCACTCCGATGATGGAGCGGGAAAGCCCCTTCGGCCGCTCCGGCGTCGACTACCTCATCGGTATCGATTGCGTGTTCGCGGCCATCGGATGGCGCACCATGTACCGCGCCAAGGGCTGATAGCGGGCGCGTCCGATTACAACACATGAGCACTGACGCCGGCGCAAGCCGGCTTTTCTCCTTCTTGGAGCTACACCATGAGCACCACTCAGAACTCCACGGCGGACATCATCCACGTCACCGTCGCCGCGGCGGTGGTCAGCGGAGCTGTCGCCGTCATCGGCAATCTCGTCGCGGTCTATCAGACCGATGGCGCCGCCGGCGACCTGGTCGCCGCGGTCACCGAAGGCGTCCAGGAGCTGGCCAAAAAAGCCGGCGTGTCGGTCAGCCAGGGCCAGGCCCTGTACTGGGATGCCAACAATTCCGAGTTGACAGATGTCGCCGATGACGGCGTATATGCCGGCTTCGCCGACCGTGATTCGGCCGGTGGCGATGCCACGGCCTTCGTCGCGCTCAACGCCGGGCGTCGCCAGCCGCGCAGGCTCGCCATCACCCCAGGCGCCGAAGGCGACGTCGCCGCCAACGCTTTTGACATCGCCTTGCAGCAGACGCTGGCCGAGGCTGACAAGTGGCTGGTCACCGCCAGCGACACCAACATCCATCTCAGCTCGCAGGGGGGTGGATCGGTCACCTTCGGCGACGGCACCGACCAGGCCGTGCTGCAGCTCGACGCTGACGGCTCGGAAACGCTTCGCGCGTTGGATAACTCCGGCGCGCTCGCCGCCGACGTGCTCGTGACCTTCGAGCCGGTCGACGGCCCGGGTGACATCCAGCACGTCGTGCTCACCTACGCATAAGTCCGACCATGGACGCCTTCGACTACGCCACCCGCGCTCTCTTCGCCGACCCGAATGTCACGCAGCCGGTGCAATATACGGCTGCCGGGACCACGCAAGAGGTGCGGGTGGCATTGGACCGCGCCGTCGAGCGATTTGATGGCGTCCAGCAAGTGGTCACCCGTAGTGATGAGGTGATGATTTCGATGGCGGATTTCCAGGACACCTTCAGCACGACGCCCAAGCGCGGCGACACCTTCGTCGATGCCGACGGGGTCAGCTGGGAACTGGGCGACCGGCTCGAGGCCGACGATCTGACCGTGACGCACCAGGTACAAAAGCTATGAGCGACGTCGTCAAATCGATTTTCGAAGAACTCGAGGCCCGCTTCGGTGCCCTCAGCGGGTTTACCGTCTACAACGGCCGCGTCATCGACCCATCCAATGGCGATAAAGTCCCCAGCATCGGCTACTTTTTCAACGACGGTGACCTCGGAGAAGCGGACCTGACCTTGGTCAAGGAGGCGGACTCGAATCAGCGTCGCTCGTCTGCGGATCAGCGCCTTTTGCACCTGGCCGTCGAGGCGGTCGACAAGTTGACCGACCCCAAAAGCCCGATGGTGGAGCTCGAGGATCTACACCAACAAATCATCGACGTCCTCATCAAACCTGGCGCCCGCTTTGGCGGAAAGGCGATAGCCGAGCCGCTCATCAGAAAGCGCCGGGCGTACGTCATCGATCCTGTGGCTGATATCGGAAAAGTAGAGCTGCAGGTCGAAATCCCCTACACCCAAAGGTACTGATCATGGGCATCAACACCAACAAATACATCAAGATGGGCGCCGGCAAGGTCTATTTTGCTCCCTATGACTCGTCGGGAAATAAGACGGGAAATTTCCGCTATCTCGGCGAGACGGAATCCTTGTCTTATACGGCAAGCCCGGAGACGAAGGAGAAGAAGACGTCCGACTCGGCGGTTGCCACCACGGCAAAGAAAATCCTGACCGGCATGAGTCGCTCGGGTAAGCTGGTCTGCGACGAGGTCGCGCCCGAAAATCTGGCGATGTTCGTCATCGGCGCTGCCAGCACCCATACCCAGGCCAGCGCGACGGGGTCGACGGAGACATTGACGTCCGTTTCTCCCGGCACAATGCGCATTGTCGGCGCGACGGCATCCAACCCCATCGGCGTGCGAGATATCTCCAATGTGACGGTCACCGGCGGCGGGGGCAGCCCCAGCTATACCGAGGGCACCGACTATACTCTCGATCTGACCGCCGGGACGATCACCGTCCTGGAGAACGGCAACATCAGCGACGGCGATGATCTGGATCTGACCTACGATGTGGCGTCCAAATCGTGGGATCATATCGAGTCGTCGAATACCAAGCAGGTCAAGGGGGAGCTTGTCTTCATCGGCGATTACACGACGGGGGAGAACGACGATCAGTATTTCCCCAATGTCGACCTCCAGCCCTCGGGAGATTTCAACATCAAGTCGCGGCAGGACTTCCAGCAGATCGAATTCGACATGTCGATCATGGAGCCGTCGAGCGGCGAGGAAATGTATATCGACACGCAGGCTGTCTGATCCTGGTCGAACACCTGTGATGCTGACGCCGGTGTGAGGCCGGTTTTTCTATTTCTTGGAGAATGACACGATGAAAAAGCTCGATCGATCTGCGGTCGAATCGATGTCCACCGACGACTTCCAGCGCGAAGATTTCGCGGTCCCCGAGTGGGGCTTTGTCGTCTCCGCACGAGCCCTGTCGGTGGATGAGTCGGAAAATTTTCAGAAGACCGGCTCGATCGATGGTGACCGCCAGGGCGGGTACGTAGAGGCCTGCAAGATCATCGTGGCTTGCTGCGATGTATTTCGGAACATCTCCGATCTTCGCCGCTTCGACAACCGCGGGATCGACTACCTGATGCACCAGATCCTGCGCTACTCCGGATTCGACGTCGACCTCGCCGACGACGAAGAACTTGATGCCGAGACAGCTAACCTGCTGAGCGAGGCCGAGGGAAACTTCGCAAAAACCCAGTCCTCCGATTCCAGTTCCGGCTAGCTGCCCGACTCGGGTGGTCACATGCGCAGCTTCGCAAGCGCATGTCCGCCCGCGAGTTGGCCTACTGGATGGCCTTTGATCGCCTGTATCCGACAGGAGAGCGGGCGCACTGGCTAAGACATGCCCTGGCAGCCCGCCACCTGACGGCCCTCCACACGCCCAAGGGGGAATCTGTACCCCCGCTGACGCACTTCATTCCGGATTTTGGCGCCGACGAATAGATGGCCGTACTCGACAAAGTCAAATATGTGATTTCGGCGGATTCGACAGAATTCCGTCGGGAGCTCAAAAAAGCGGGGACGGTCTTTGACCGGTGGCAGCGCCGACATCGACGAAGCCTGCGCGCGCTCAAGCGCATCACGGCCGCCTCAGTGCTGGGGCTGACTGCTCTGACTGCAGGTCTCGGCGTCAAAGCCGTAAGGTCGGCGGCGAGGTTTGAAAGCTCGATCGCCGACGCCGGCGCGAAAGCCCAGGCGACGACCGAGCAGCTGCACGCGCTGGACAAGGCTGCCATTAAGGCCAGCTCCTCGAGCGCCTTCGGCGCCAATGACGCCGCCAAGGCACTGAGCATCGAGGCCCAGGCAGGCTTGTCGGTCAAAGAGCAGATCCAGGCGCTTCGGCCGGAGCTTGACCTGGCGGCCGCCTCACATACGAATCTCGGTGAGGCTACGACCATCTCGACGAAGTCCCTGCGAGCCTTCAGGCTGCAGGCCTCGCAGACAGGCCACGTCGCAGATGTGCTGACCAAGGCGTCGGTGTCGACGAATTCGACCGTCTCCCAGCTCGGAGAGGCGCTGGGCAACGCCGGCGCCATCGCCGGGCAGACCCATCAGTCGCTCGAGACCATCGTCAGTGTCATCGGGGAGATGCAAGACGTCGGTGTGCCCGCCGCTCAGGCCGGCACCGCGATTCGCTCCGCGCTGGGTAAGCTCGCAAGCACAGGATCGAAGGCCCGAAAAGAGCTGTCCAAGTTTGTCAAGGTGACGGATTCTCAAGGTCAGCTTCGGCAATTCTCCTCGATCCTCGAGGATCTATCGCGCGCAGTTCCGAATGCCCAGAAGCGCGTCTCAATTTTGTCGCAGGCATTCGGCGTCAAGATAGGCCCGAAGATCGTGGCCGCCACGGCCAAGAGCGCCGATGCGCTCGAGAAGTTCCGCCAGGAGCTCATCCACTCCGGAGGCACCGCGTCATCGATCGCGGCGAAGCAACTCGATAACTTCGCCGGGCAGCTCAAGGTCACCGGCGGCAAGCTCGACAATCTCGGGGTGACTGTCGGCAAAATCTTCACCCCCGCCTTGAAGGCGGCCACGGTGACCGTCGGCGAGCTAAGCGACAAGCTGCGTGAGAATGTCGCCGCGCAAAAGACTCTGCGCAATACGACTACCGCCGCGGCGGCCGGGCTCGTCCAATCGTTTGCCGCCGGGGCATCCATCGCCGGGCATACCGTCGACGTGCTCACGCTCGGCTATGCCGGCGCCTCCGAGGCCGCCGACCACCTGACCAAGGTCACCGACAAGCTCGCCAACTCGTTGGAGAATAGCGCCGCAAAGGCTGCAGCTCGAGCGGCGTTCGGGATCTCCAGGCTCAAGCAGCAGATGGAGGAGCTCGCCGGCAAAATTCGAGAGAATAACCACTCGCTGGCCGAGCACCTCAGACTGCTGGCGAAATACCACGACCTGCGAGATAAGGTCACCCATCAGGACCGTATCTCGAAGCTCAAAAAACAGGCCTCGATCTACGATGAGGTCAACAAGAAGCTGGCCCAGCAGCAGCACCTGGTGATCCAGCTCATCCAAAAGCGCAACCGAATTGGCTCCGTGCTCGACAAGCTGGGAGTATCGCAGCAGGCGCGCCATACGATCTTCGCGGCGCCGTCGAATAACCCCCGCGCGAAAAATCTGCAGATACTCATCTCCAGATACCAGCGCCTGCAGCATGCGGTGACCGGCGCTCAGGCCCAGGTCGACAAGCTCGACGCCCTGCAGTCGAAGGCCCAGGCTGCCCAGGACCAGCTCAAAAAGCTGCAGGGTGGCGCAGATGGTAAGAAACCCAAACCCTATGTGCCCCCCCAGCCGAAGCTGCCCAAAAAGCCCTCCGCATCGACTCAGCAGGCCGCCAAGCGTGCCGGCGCCTCGCAGGCGCAGGCGTTTTTGGAGGGTATGCAAAAAGCCATCCGGGAGTCGAACCGACTCGATAACCTCGCCGGCGGCATCAAGGATAAGCTCGACCCGCTGCGGGCATACCGTCGTCAGCTGGCGCAAATCGGCCAGCTGGAGCGAAGCGGTCGGCTAACCGCACTGCAGGCCGCCGGCGCGCAGCGACACCTGGCCGAGCAATATGTCCAGGGGGCTGACACGCAAGCCGCGGCGTTCCGCCGGCTACAGCAACTTTTGTCGAGCGGTCTCATCCAGCAAAATAGCGCGCTGGCCGTCGGCCAGAAGATCGATGAGACCTTTACGTCGAAGGCCGAGCAGGCAGCGCTCGACTGGCAGAATGCCATCGCGGATGCACGAAGTGCCAGCCAGAAGCAGGCCGCGGCGATGGCCCAGATCGACAGGCTGCAGTCGAGGGGGCTGTTAAGCCAGAAGCAGGCCATCGAGGCCAAGGATGCAGCCGACCGCCAATTTACGACGCGCGCCGAAAAGCGCGCGCAGGATTGGGCGGACACATGGCACCAGGCCGGACAGTCGGCCGCCTCAAGCATCGGGCAGACGCTGGGCACCACGCTCGACAGCGTCATCACGGGCAATATCAAATCGGCCCGCCAGGCCATGCGTAAGTTGGCGCTGACCCTGACGAAGGCCATCATCAAGGCGTCGGTGCTCAAGGCGGTGGAATCGGCCGGCGGCAACTCTGGGGGTATTCTGGCGCAGGCCATTCAGGGATTTGCCTCCGGCGGGTATGTCAGCGGTCCGGGGACGTCGACGAGCGATTCGATTCGCGCGAACCTATCTGACGGCGAGTACGTCCACCAGGCGCCGGCTGTGGCCCACTATGGCGTGGGTTTTATGGAGTCCATCAACCAGCTGAAGTACCCGAAGCCAGCGGGCTTCGCCTCTGGCGGCTTGGCCCGGGCTCCACAGGGCAATTCCAATGTAAATCTTCGTGCTATCATCGCCTTCAGCGAGGAGGATATCCAGCGGGCGATGGCTGGAGCTGCCGGCGAGCAGATCGTTTTGATGCACGCCAAGAATAATCCGGAGGTCATCCGGCAGCTGACGGGCTCGAAAAAATCATGAGCACGCGAGCTTGGACATTCCAGGCCAATGAAGTCCAGCCGGTACGAGAGAGGCTGAGCTGGCTGACGGATATTATGTCGTCGCGTGACGGCACCGAGGAGCGCAGGCAGGTACGCCACGGGGCCCGCCGCCGCTACGAGATGCTTGTCACCGTCGATGGGTACGAGGCCCAGCGCCTCGACGCGTTCCTGTACGGATATGATCCGGCGGCCGGCTGCTGGTTTCCGGCGTACAATCAACTCGGGCTTTTGAGCGCAGCCGCTGCCGGCGGTGCGACCACGCTCCAATTCGATACGACGAACCGAGACTATGCAAGTGGCGGCTACCTGATGGTGGTCGACCACGACTCCGGAGACTATCAGGTCTGCCAGATGACGGCCGTCTCTGCAGCTTCGGTCGACATCACGCCGGCGCTGTCGTCGGCCTGGGCCGAAAGCAGCCGTGTCTATCCCGTCTACAAGGCAGATATCGTCCATCCCGCCGCGGTCGACCAGATCACGGCCGCCGTCGAAGACATCACGGTCGCAGCCGAGATGGTCACGCCTGGGATATGGACGCAGGACGCCGGCGCTATCACCTACCGGACCGAGCCGGTCTTCCCGTTCGGAGAGCCGGACCGCGGCCCGACGATCTCGGCGAGATATCGCCGGCTGACCCGTCGTTTGGATTACGACATCGGGAGCTGGTCGCAGACCGATCCGGCGGGGCAACCCTTCGGGAGGCGCCAGCTCGAGTATCTGGTCGAAGGGCGTGCCGATCTTTGGGCCTGGCGCCAGTGGCTCGCATGGGCTCGAGGTCAGCTCAAGGAATGGTGGATACCCACCCACCAATGTGATCTGACCCTGCTAGACGCGGCAGCGAGCGCCGATACGGCCATCCATGTCACTCCGGTGGGCTGGCAGACGCATTTCGCCGGCCGGCTCGGCAGGACCGATCTCGACATCAAACTCGTCGACGGCACCCACATCCGGCGAGGCGTCTTGTCGAATACGATGGTTTCGGCGACGAAAGAGGCGCTGAATCTCGATGCCGCGCTCGGCCAGGATATCGACCCGTCGACAGTCTCTAAGATCTCATGGCTCGAAAAATGCCGGCTGGCGACAGATGTCGTCGAGATCGTCCACTATACCCAAGAA